TATTAATAAAAGGACTTAATATAATTGTTTGTGCTTCAACTTCAATAAAATGTCCTCTTGCAAAATAAATTCCTTCAGATAAAACAGCTGCGCATCCAATAAAACTACATGCAGGACTAGTTACCAACTGAACAACTGCTTCTCCTGGTTGAAATAGTATATTTTCCCTAGTAGTATTGAAAGGTTCTCCATCCAAAAGTAAACTTTCACCAGGAAGACATTCTGCATTATTATCAGATCCACTACTTAAATAATTTACAAATAAAACATATGAATTGTCAGGATATATATCGGTCATATATCCTTTAATTTGCACTTTTAATCCAGACTCACTACCTATTAAAAATTTATTTTCAAGATCATATAAGTATTTTTCTACATCTAATCCCTGATTTACTGATTGTATTTTTATAGAATGATAAGCGTTAGAAAATTTAATTCCCCCACCAGTGACAGAACTACCTTCTTTAAAAACATGACTACCAAACTTTTCAATCTGATTCTGTAGAATAGATTGAACTCCAGTCAATTCTCTGGCTTGTACTGGAAATCCAGGTTTAAATAATATCTTATAATACTGGTCATCTGCATTAAAATCGTCAAAATAAGGAGCGACGTTTAAATTTGTTTCCTGTGGCATGATTCTTTAGAATTGCAAAATGACTTTGATATCTTCTCTTTGGTTAGCAGACCTAGTAATAGAAGGTCTGTTATCAACATAAATTATATTTCCAGAGTATTTCTTAACTTCGGGATTAGAAACTCCTTGAGTAAAACTCTGTCCAAGGTAATATGTTCTATTATTTATTACAGTACTTATACCAGGACTACCTGATGTACCAAAATTAGTATCTATCCCCAGAGTACCTTCATTGCTAGCAATATTAACACTTCCTCCTGTAGTAGGATCAGCTGTAAATGAATGTAATGAATATCCATAAGTAGGATCAGTTTTTAAAGATCCATCAGTATTAAATCCAACTAAACTCTTATCTTGCCAATATTTTAAGACTCCTGTTGTCTGATCATAAGAAACAACTCTTCCTACTGCAGTAGAACCTACCCCAACAGTTTGAGTAACTTGACCATCCAAATTGAAAGTAGCAGTAGTATATCCTGCTCCTATTAATTTTAAAGCATATAAAGAACTAGCTTTAGACAATTCTAAATTATTAGTAGAATCATAAGCTTGAGGGTTTTCTATAATTCCAATTCTAGCAATTTGGTTTCCTGTTATAAAATCTGGATTTTCTACATCATTTTCAATCTTAGAATATACTAAAACATTACTTGCACCCAATTCTCTATAAATATCTGCCCCATGACCTCCTTGAGGTGGAATAATTACATTAAAAACTGGATCTGTAGTTCCACTAGGAACTCCTCCAGATGTTAAATCTAAAGTTCCATAAGTATATCCTGAACCTCCTTTAGAAACACTTACAGATTCAACTTTAGCATCATTATTAATAACTATAGTTGCTTCTGCTCCAGATCCATCACCATTTACAGGAACACCAGTATAAGTTCTATTAGCAGTTCCTATACCTGCTCCTCTATTAGTAATAGTAATAATTTTTAATTGTCCACTAGTAGAAGCATTATCTCTTACTGAAGAATTATCTGTACTTGTTTCCCAATCATCTGGGACAGGAATAAAATTAGTAGAATCGAATTTAGCAATAACACTAGGTTTAATAGTATAAAGATATTTCCAGATATAACCATCTCCACTATCGCCAGCAGACTTTGGTTCTAAATCTGTAAAGGTAGGTTGATCTAGAGAAGGTCTTCCTGAAGTATTTTCGGGATTAGTACCATTTTGAAGACAAATATAAACCTTATAATCTTCATTTACTACGTAATATTTTGCAGCATATAAATTAGTTGCTCCAGAAGGCTTAGCTATGTTTGTTCTGCTAATATCTCCACGATACATGTCATAAGTTATACCTGATGTCCAAGTATTTTTATTAATCATTCTACGCACATCAGAAGCAGTAATCTTCTTCAATGCTACCATAGTATCCCAATAATCATCTTCTTGTTCAAAACTATCTTTAGGAGCAGGAGGATTTGCTTCCCAAGTAGATGAATAATTAGTAGCATTAGGTAAACCAACAAAAGAATAATATGAATTAACTGAAGAAGTTGCAGTTGCTACGAAGTTCTTCGCATTCAAAATTCTAAGTTGATCAGTTATAATTGCTGACATTTTTACGTATTTTTTTAGTTATTTAGGTGTTATAATTTACGTATCTTAAAGGATTTACTCTTTCCAATATAGGAGAAGTGGTTATACCAACTAATCCATCACTATTACCTGCATAAGAAGTAAATGTTCTTGCTTTTCCTCTAGGAGCAGTAGCAATTCTACCCCAACTATATTCACCAAAGAATTCACTATATCCAAGTCCAGTCAAACCATTATAATCTTGAACACTGACTGTTACTTGTGCAACATAAGTCAATCCAATTCCTATACCCATAGTTTGAGCAATAGAGACTTGAGCAACTTCATAGACATTATCTAAGAAGGATGTTCCTATACCAACTACAGTACCATCTTGATATAGAGAAGTTACTGAAGCACCTACATTAGAATTAAAGACTGTGAAATAATATCCAGTTGATATACCACTTACAGTAAGAGCAGTTCCTACAGTAGCACTATTTCTAAATAATGAATCATTTGGAAGAAGTAAATCAAATACTATACCTGTAGATGCTACACCAACAGATGTTGTAGATATACCAGAAATAATTCCAAAATCTCCACTATAAGTAACATCTTTAATAGTTTCTATTGAAGCAATTGACTTAGGTTCACCTATAAGAACTGATGGAGCAGCAGTGTTAGTATAAGCAAATCCAGTAGTAGTTCCTCCATAAGAAACTGTAATAGCATTTACAGTTCCAACTCCACTTATAGTAGCAGTTGCTCTAGCACCTTGAGAAGTAGTTAATCCTATAGGAGTAGTGATAGAAACTGATGGTGCTATTGTATATCCAATACCAGGATTGGTAATATCAAATGAAGTTACAGTTCCAGCAGCAGAAACAAAGGCAGTAGCAGATGCTCCAACTATACTATCTTGAGAAATGATTCTAATATCATTTTGTCCACTATAATTTTCTTTTGAACTATCAAAGAAAGTTCTTATATTAGAAACAAAGATAACAGTAGATCCTACCCCAACAGATTGAATAATATTAGTATTAGGATAAATCAATGGTTCATAATGAGGTCTATCCTTAGTAACTGCTTCTCCATCTATAAACTTATCTTGAGTTTGTCTAGACCATGTAACAGCTCTTTGGAAGCTTTCATTAGTAGTAATACCAGGACCAGCATAAAGATTGGTATTAACACTATCAGATGAATTAATATTAGTTACAGATCTCTTATTTTCTTCTAAAGCAATATCCTGATCATATAATTTAAGTTCATCACCTTTCTTAACTGTTTCTAATATATCAACATTAGTAACGTCTACTGATCCTGTTCCTTGATAGAAAAGAATCTTAGAAGTATCCCCATTTTTTGGTGCTTCTTTAAAGGTAATATAACTACCACCTTTAAATTCATATCCAACATCAGGAACCTGAAGAATATCATTAATGAATACTAATATAGCAACTTCAACATCTATATTTGATCCTGGCTTGGACTGAATGGTTTGCTGTACTCCATTTAAATTAAGTGCAAAGGAAGTTGTCTTTCCATCGAATAATGAATCTAATGGATCAAGAACTTGGAAGTCTCCAACTGTCCATCCAGCAAAACTATCACTTACAGTTTCATTGACTGTAAGTTGGAATTCTCTAAATTCATCAGCACCTGCAGTTGGAATACCTACAGCACCACCAACACCTATAGTTAACTTCTGAGTTTCACCATAACCATATCCTTGATTTGTAATTTCAAAATCAATTACACTTCCACCCAAACCAACAACTATATTTGCTCTTGCTTCTGATCCTACTCCAGATTGATTAGAACAATAGAAAAGAGGCATATTATCATAAGATAATGGCTCATCTATAACAACAGTAGGAGGATTAGTTGAAGTATAACCAGTACCTGGATTAGTAATAGCAATACTCACAATATTACCACCACTAATAGCAGCAGTACCAATAAATTCAATATTAGGTGCTCCTGTACTTAATGTCTGAACCCCTACATTAACTATTGTCTGAATACCAGTTCTATACCCTGATCCACTATTTCCTATGCTTACAGAACTAATAGTACCCAATCCAGAAACAACAGCAGTACCACCTGCAGCTACTAATGGTTGATAACCTAATCCTTCAGTAGAACCAACAGAAACAATAACACCTCCTAGAGGTACATTAGAACTATTAGGATCTGAAGTTACTGAGGATATAGATCCTGTAAATTGTACACTAGTGATTCCTGTAGCACCTTCAATAAGAGTATAATCACCAGGAACATGAATTCCACCAGTATACCTTTGAGGTCCTTGAGGAACTTGATTAACTAATATGAGAGCATTGTTAGTAGAAAATCCTGCTATATTACTTCCTTCAGATTTAAGAGTAAATTGAGTTGTCAATCCAGTGAAATTAGAAGAAATATCATCAAAGATATAATTACCAGCATAAGGTTCATTAGAACTACCAGTAATACCAGATCTCATAAAGGATCTACCATTAAAGGATGAATGAGTTGCAATACCAACCCAATCCCTTTCATCTGGTTCATTAGTAGTAGTGGATAATGGAGTTAATCCAACAGGAGCAGTAAAGAAGTTAACAGTACTATCAACAATATTATAATTTCCTTCCACCTTAGTAATTAAGGTATTGTTACTATGAACACCTGATTGTGTACCCATCCAAGGTCTAGTAACAAGAAGAACGTTAGTAGCACCTAATCCAACAGAATCCACCTTCATAATCTCACTACCAATTTTCAACATATCACCACCAGTAATAGACGTGATACCTGACAATTTAATCTTATCTGTTGTAGCGGATACATCAGCAGTAATAGTAGTAGTTACTGCAGTAGATACTATTGGAGATTGAACCACATTATCAATACTTAATATACATCTTGAGTTTTGCTTCTTAGAAGTAAAGGAATGAGAAGTTCCAACACCAACAGCAGTTATATCCAAATAAGTAGGTGTAGTCTTTAATGCATTCTCAGCAGAAGTAGCAAGTCTAAGTGTAGTGTCATCAACCTTAACA